ATTGATGTTGGTGAAACTGAAGAATCTGAAGAAGAGGAAGAAACTAATGAAAAAAATAACACTGCTAAGACCGATGAAGATAATTCTGAAGAGTCAGAGAGCGTAGGTAGTGAAGATGAGGATCAGGAGGATACCTTACCTAATGATGAAGGTTCTTCTCCTAATAAAAACTTCTACTCTTCCATTGCCTCAGCTTTAAGGGATGAAGGTATCTTTCCTGACCTTGATGACGACACATTAAAGAATGTAAAAGAGCCTGAAGATTTTAGAGATTTGATAGAACAACAGATTCAGGCATCTTTAGATGATAGGCAGAAAAGAATAGATGAAGCCCTTAATTATGGTATAGAGCCTCAAGAAATTAAAGTGTATGAAAACACATTGCAGTATTTGGATACTTTAAATGAGGACAGTATTACTGCTGAAGGTGATGAAGGAGACGAATTAAGAAAAAGACTCATCTATCAAGATTTTATTAATAGAGGTTTTTCTGAAAAAAGAGCAGCTAATGAGGTTGAGAAATCTTTTAAAGCTGGTACAGATATTGAAGATGCTAAAGAAGCCTTAGAGAGTAATAAAGATTTCTTTGAAAGTAAATACAATAATTTAATCAAGGAAGCTAAAGAAGATTAGATTAGATAGGAAAAAGAAAGAAAAAAGGAATCTGAGGCTTTAAAGAAATCAATTCTTGAAGATAAAGAAGTTTTCGGTAATCTTGAGATTGATAAAGTTACAAGAAGAAAAATCTTGGATAATATCTCAAAACCTGTTTATAAAGACCCTGAGACAGGCAATTTATATACAGCTTTACAAAAGTATGAAAAAGAAAACCATGCGGAATTTATGAAAAAAGTAGGTGTACTTTTTACTTTAACAAATGGTTTTAAATCTCTGGATGCTTTAATTAAGAAAGACGTAAGACGACAAACAAAGAAAAGTCTCAGAGATCTTGAAAAAACTCTTAACAGTTCTTCTTATAATGGTTCTGGTGGATTGAACTTTGTGAGTGGAGTATAGGAAGAGCCTAGAAGAAATAATCAAGGTTGGAGACTTGACATATAATAATTTGAAAAATCGTAAAATAATTAATTAATTATGGCAGGTAAATTAACAAAGTACCAGATGCTTAATGCCCAGCATTGGATGGGCTTAACTAAAGAAAATCATCTGGCAGCTATTTTCCAAAAGGCTCCTCAGCAAGCCTCTGTTTATATGGTTAACTTGCTTGGTTTCCAAGTAGGTAAGACCCTTGAAACAATGCTGAGTAAATTCCCTACTAAGGAATTTGATTCTGATGATGAATATACATGGCATGTTGTAGGTTCTGATAGAAGAAACATTCCTCTTGTAGAAGCTAGAGATATTAATGGTAATACTATTACTACAGGTATGGCAGGTGCTAACCTGGAAAGATTCTATCTTGTATTCCCAGAAACTTGGTTTGCGGATGGTGAGTATATCGTTGGAGAACTTAATGAAATCTATCAGTTTAGAATTCTTGGTGATCCTAAGCAAGAGGGCACTAACGCTGTTTACTGTGTTGAATTAGCAGGTGGTAATACAGAAGGAGTTCCTGCAGAAAGACTTCAGCCCGGTGAAAGATTCTCTTATGAAGCTGCTTTCATTGAAAAGGAATTGTCACGTAAGGTTGGTGATGTAAGATATGCTAGTCCTATGGCTATGCGTAATGAGTTTTCTAGAGTAAGAATTCAGCATAAAGTTCCTGGAACAATGCTTAATGAAAAGCTTGTTTGTGGTATTCCTGTAGCTAAAGAAAATGCTAATGGCAGAACCACTTATGATGTTATGACTGGTTGGATGCACGTTGTTGAATGGAAGGTTGAGCAGACTTTCTCTGAATATAAGAACAACGCACTTGCATTTGGTAGAAGTAACAGAACTGAAAATGGTGAATATCTTAATGTAGGTAAGTCTGGTAATGTAATTAAGACTGGTATGGGCCTGTATCAGCAGATGGAATCAGGTAATACCATGTATTATAATGACTTTAGTCTTAAGATTATTGAAGACGCACTTTATGATATTTCCAGAACTAAGTTAGGTTATGGCGAAAGAACCTTTATCATCAGAACTGGTGAACTTGGTGCCAAACAGCTTCATAAAGCTATTAAGCAGGAAGTAAGTGGCTGGACAATGTTTGATTTTAATGGTGATGCTTTAGGGGTAGTTAAGAAGACTACAGCTAGTTTCACTGGTAATACTCAGGCTTTAGCAGCTGGTTTCCAGTTTACCGAGTGGATGGCTCCTAATGGTGTTCATGTTAAAATTGAAGTCGATCCTTATTATGACGATCCTGTAAGAAATAAGATTGAATATCCTGATGGAAGCGGTCCTGCTTTCTCTTATAGATATGACATCTTTGATATTGGTACTATGGATCAGCCTAATATCTTCAAGTGTACTGTTAAGGGTCAAGCTGAATTTAGAGGCTTCCAGTGGGGACCTTTTGCTAATCCTTATACCGGTCAGACTAACAATGCTTTCTCTTCTTATGATGAAGACAGTGCTGTTATTCACAGAAAGGCTACACTTGGTATTTGTGTATTAGATCCTACTAGAACAATGTCCATCATTCCTAGTGTATTACTTGGTTAATGCATTAAGGAATCTATATACACCTCAGAGTATAGGGTATGTAAAAGTACCCTATACTTATTTAAATTTTTAATTATTAAGGAGAAGAAAAATGGCTAAAAAAATTGTAGAAGATTTTGAAAATGTTAACACGGAAGTTGAAGATAAAGCTCCCGTAAGTTGTTTAAGAAAAGAGAGAATATGTGTAAGGCATATTCCACAAACACACAGTAATGATATTACTAATCCAAAGCATGTTTTATATGGTGGAATGGCAGAAACAGCAAAGAAGATTTTTGTTGTTCCTAGATTAAGAACCGGTTAGTTTGTTAATGTCCTTACTGATGCTGAAAAAGATTTCCTTGAAGATTACATGGGATTAGAGCATAATGCTCTTAGTGTTTATAAAAAGGAAAATAATTTCTGGAGTGACTTAAATCCTATGGGAATTAATAAAGTGGTCCTCACTAAATAGGATAATTTCTTTGATCTTTCTGATGCTGCCGATTATATCAGGTATAAGATTTTATTGGCAAATAAAGATCAAATTGCGTCTTCTCTTGAAGAGTGGCAGAATCATCCTAAAGCTACCTACCAGTTTGTTGTTATAGCAGAAAATGATGAAAATAAACAGGAGACTGTTAAGATTTCCAACGTGATGAAGTGCTATAAGGAATATGGTAAAATTGAAACAGACTATGATACCCTTAAATATTTGGTAGAAACTTTAGAAAAGAGACCTGTTTCAAGTAAAACTAAGATAGAATTCTTATAGGGTAAAATTAATCAGTACATACAAGGAGATCCTAAGCTTTTCCTGAAGTTAGCTACAGACCCTTATATCCAAACTAAGGTATTAATTAAGAAATCTGTAGAAGCAGGAACTATTTATAAGAAAGGTGATTATTATTACCTTAAAGACGGAAATACTCCTATGTGCGGACCTAATGAAGAGCCTACATTCCAAATGGCGGCTGTTTATTTAAATGCTCCTAAAAATCAAGAAACTAAATTTATGCTGGAAGCAGCACTAAAATAATAATATAAAAATATAAATTATGACTACTACAGAATTTAGTAACGAATTTGATATTCTATATAACAATGCGATGAGCAATTAGGCTCCTGGTCTAGATGAATATGAAAAGTCAGTATTCCTTACAAAAGCCCAAGACCAGCTTGTAACAGACTATTTCAATAACCGAGTTGATGGTGTTGGTGGAGGTTTTGATGGTAGTCAGAAAAGACAATATGATTTCTCTGGAATAATTAGAGTAGAGAATCTCTATGATATAAATACATTCAAGGAAAGAATTGATATTACTGAAAAGCTTGACAGAAGAAGCCAAGTATATTTATTTCCTCCTAATTATTTCTTAGCTGTTAATGAGTTATTATCTGATTCTAAATATCAGTATTCTATAATTCCTTTATAGTACAATGACTATCAAAGATTAATGATGAAACCTTATGCTTTCCCTGTAAAGAAAGCTGCATGGAGATTATTCACTGATAAAAAGAATTGTAATTATTACGAAGAACCGGAACCTAGGACTCAGGATGATAGCACGGTTGTAGAAGAAATAATGTATTCTTTCTTATCTACTTGGGCAGATAAGAAAAGAAATATGAAATTAACCATTCACACTGCAGGTAATGGGCTAGGAGCCGTAACATTAGGAGAAGGTATTGAAATTCCTTCTGGAACGGTTACAGAGCCTTATTATAGTGTAGGTAAAGCTAAATTAGAGGATGAAAATAAATGGCATGACGCTGTATTCTTTGAATATCCAGAAGGGGATGTTTATGGAAGCAGTGTTATAATTGCAGACACTAAGTGGGTAAATAATGTTTATACTATTGAATTAGGAGTTTATTTAAGTGTAGGCAATCATGAGTATGATGATGCAGATACAGTAGATGTAATAAAAAGATGTTTTAAATATCTTAAAGAGCATCCTGAACTTTTTACAGATTCAGATAACGATCTACTTAAAGCAAGTACACATGCTGACGGTTTTACTAATTTAGTAGCTCCTAGTAAATATACAGAATTTTAGGTAGGAAAAACAATAGAAACTCATATAATACAACTCCCGATGGCTGAAATTATCGGAAGATTTGTAGATAATCCTCCTACATATTAGCTTAGATATGTAAAGACTCTTAAGCCTATTATCCTTGTAGATTTAGATTAGGACTATAATGAATTGTCTATTAAGAATGTTTAGAAGAAAACAGAATGTGAACTTCCTGAAGAATGTCATTAGGAGATTCTTGAAAGAGCTGTAACACTTGCTAAAATAGCTTATAGTGGTTCTACAGATACTATAGCCAGAGCAAATCAAAGACAAAAAAGAAATAACGATTAAATCTGATAATTATGACTACAGAAGATTTTAGTGCCCAGTTTGATGTCTTGGTAAATTCGTTTGCACTAAGTAGTCCTAATGGGATTATGTTAAATCCTTCAGATTTATAGTTTGACGAATACGAGAAATCAGTATTTTTAACAAAAGCATAGAAAGCATTAATTATAGGTTTATATAACGGCAGAGGTGTTAATGGTCAATCATTTGAATAGACCGAAGAAAACAGAAGATATTTATAGAGCCTTATACAAACCTGTAAACCTACAAAAGTAACTGAATATACAGAAAACCACACGACGGTAGGAGAGACATCCTAGGTATATGAATTACCACCAGATTTATATTTTATTACATACGAGTAGGTTACTTTTGAGGATGATGCTGATGAATGCTTTGGGGGTAAAACAGCTTTAGTAACCCCTGTTACCCAAGATACTTTCTATAAAATTAATAGAAATCCTTTTAGAGGACCTAATGAAAGAAAAGTTCTTAGATTGGATTTTGGAAATGGCCAAGTAGAATTAGTATCTAGGTACAATATTAAAGAATATTTAATTAGATACTTGGCCAAACCGTCTCCTATAATTCTAATTGAATTAGATAAAGACGAACCTCTGGAAATTGATGGTGTAAAAGGTAAAGACAATACACCTTGTACTTGTAAATTAGATGAATCTTTACATCATGCAATTCTAGAATTAGCCGTTAAAATGGCTATACAATCCAAATCCACTCACACTAATAAAGCTTAGTAATAAGCGTATTGTTTAATTTAATTTTATTTAAAATGGTTTATAACGTAAATCAAGCTAGACAGCTTTTTGTTGTTAAAAGTGTTGCTACTGGCAATAATGCAAAAGTTGCAAATCCTGGAGATCTTGTATATGATGCCAGCAAAAAGGATTTTGGTATTTCTTATATGAATGCCCAGAAAGGTGTAATGAGACCTTTCTTATATGCTCCTAAGTGCATTAAGAGTGTTAAACTTATTTCTGCTGATGCTGCATCCCAGAAGAGACTTAAGAACGCCTATGTTATTGAATGGAAATCCACAGGTGATGGTTTAATTAATAATGGTGCTCCTATCATTGGTGAGGATTATAAGATTAATATTTCCATCAGACAGGCTTTTGGTGATTCTGATGAAAACAGCTACTTTAAGTATGGTATTGCTCATGCCTCTTATAATATGGA